TTCACAACTCAAGCTGTAACTTACCAACACAAAATTACTTACGATAAAACAGCTAATAAATTCGTATTAATGTATAAAGAAACCACAGGTAGTGCTGGAAAAGTAAGAATTGGATCAGTTAGCGGTACAACGATTTCATGGGGATCAGAAGCAACATTTAGCAGTGGTCCCATAAATGAATTTAATCTAGATTACGGTCCTGATCAGGGAAAAGCAGTTCTAATCTGGAATAATTATAGTATGCCTGGTTATACTCTTACTGATACACGTACTACGACGATATCGATTAGCGGAACTACACCTACAGCAGCAACATCTACACAAGTTGCGAACGTTTCATCTTGGAGTCCTTTATATCATATAGCGTTTGATCCAGTTTCTAGGCGTGGTTTAGCTTTATACGGCGATTCAACCCAAAATGTTAAATACGGTAGATATAGAAGTGCAATTACTAATATTAGATCAAGTAATTTTCTTGGATTCTCAAACGCTGCTTATTCAAATGGAGCAACAGCAACCATTAATATACTTGGAGGTGTATCAACGGTGCAATCTGGTTTAACAGCAGGTACAGATTATTACGTGCAAGATGATGGAACGTTAGCAACAACTGCAGGTACATACACTATAAAAGCAGGTATGGCATTATCTTCTAGCTCATTATTGATTAAAGGAAATTAACACTTTAATCATCTACCTATTTATTATTTTAAAAATGCAAACTTTAATCGACAACACAACTAAACGCTCTATGTACTTATGGAGTGATGATGAAAAAATAGATATATTAACTGATCGCATAACTGTAGGTAGTCCATCCACTAATATTATTCTTGATCACAATTCATCGACTTGTACTTTAGAAAAAGGCGTAGCTGATAAGACTGATTGGCATCCTAATAGATATATTTATGATGGAGGATGGAAGAATAATCATCCATTAGATGACGGTAAAACTTATACATGGAAAGAGGAGGATGTTGAGAAACAAATTGATGCAGGATGGGAGGCAGAATAAACCAATGATTAAAATTCTAACTTACATAAACTTTGCTGCTTTTATTTTGGGAGTAGCAGGGTTAGGTGGTGCTTTTATCTACAGGTCAAAAATATTTGATGTTGTTTTAGATAACGTCAAAAAAGAACTTCCTGCATTGGTAGGTGAAGCTATGCCCAAGATACCAAGTGTTCCATCCTCCACTGGCTCTGTACTTCCTTTTAAATGATTCAACTCAAGTCACTGAATGGACTAAGTACGTTGGTGCTTTCGTCAGGATTAATAGCAAGTAATTTTATGAGTTTAAATATGCTTGCTAAAAAAGACGGAGGCATACCTGATATAAGCAAGCTAAGTTCCACTCCTTACAGCAGCCTTCAAATAAGGAGCGAAACGAAAGCTGATGGTGCAGAAGCATGGAGTTTTGCTAGTAGGCAACATGACCCTAAAACGATGTTGAGCTATGAGACAAGTGAATCTCCTACCTTTAATAAAGGTGTAAAGACTAAGCATATTCATAAAGAATCCGTTGCCCAATTTGCAATTTTTCCGCAAGGAGAAGGAGGAACACTTACAGCAAAACAAATTGAGTGCATTGAAAAACAAGCACAAGGCAGAAGCAATGGACAATTAATTGCTGATGCTGGTTCTGTTCAGGTCACTCCAGCTTTAACTGGAATACCAATTATCGGACCCGTTCTCGCAGGTCTTTGGTTTGGTCAAAGTCGCAAAGCAGTCGGTAATTTAAGTAGTGATCTTGCTGGTCAATGGAATGATTGTTAGTGCCAGAAATTAGGCAGATAGGTATTCAAGAAATTAGATCTGTCCCGCAATGGGCAAGAAGACAATCTTCAAGTACAGCTTTGCCACCTCCTATTACTAGCCGTTATGCAGTAGGAGGCTTCCCGATTGTTGAGATGCCTGGTTGCGTTCGGATGTGGGAAGATTCAACTAAAAGTTCTGAACTCGTTTTTGACGATGAATCCGGCACAATAATTTTGTGTGATGGCCCCGTTCCAACACTTGAGAGTATGGCCGTTGATTGGGGAGCATTAACTTATGGAGGATCGGAAGAAGAAAAACCATCTCAGCTTGAACCTCCTCAAATTGTGCCACCGATAAGCAATAAAAAGAAGAAATCTGAAAGTAAAAAAGAATCAAAGGATGATCAGAACAATCAAGAACAAGGTTCTGCTGAACTACCTCTAGGAGATCTAAACCTAAACAACGTCTTGAATATTGATTTGTTTCCGTGTCCTCGTCCAGATGATTTAAGCGTCGGAAGCAAAGGTAAGTTTGGACGTGCCAGGGTAAAAGATCATAAGTTAAATGCTGATAATGAATGCATCACTCTTTGGGAAGAGATACCAGTTTTAGAGACTGTTAATACATATTTACCCCCGCCTCCATTAATCCTTACCACTGGAGCAGTGGCGGCCACGGCTGTTACTGCATCTGTGTTAGTTAAGCCACTATCGGATTATCTTTTGAAAATTATTAAACCGGCTGTGAAAAAAATATTTAAAAGAGTACTTGCAAAATTAGGGAAAAAACAAAAGGTACTTAGTGTTTTTGAACGTCGGAAACTTCAGAAACTTAATCGATAGAATGCTGATGATTAGGCAAGGTATTAGGAGGATTCACAAGAATAATATCTTCACAGATTTGGTAATATTCAGAAGATTTAGCAAAGGTAACGCCTAATTTTTTTTGCTCAGCGCAGACCTTCATTCTTGATAATTCGAAATCTAACCGCTTTGTAGAGTAAGCCTGTTCAATCATCGCTATTCTTGCATTCGCTGCCCTCTTACATTGCTTAGATAATTTTCTATCTAACGGTACGCTAATTGTCATTGTAATTCCATAATTAAAGCTTAGATTTTTTCTTGGTTGGCCTGTTCTAATTGGTTTAGTATAAATAACACTTCCTGGTGATAATAAGTTTCCATCGTCATCAGTTCTTTCATCATAAATATTTTCATGGTAATAAGGTTCGTAGGGTAATTTATGAGTATCAACTCCATTAAGAAAGGGATTCACTGTTAACGTACTACCTGCACAATTAATCCCATCACCAAAAGATTGCTCCATGAAAGAGCCACTCATTACTTGAATACCCGAATTCACTACACTGCCAGATGATGAAGCGCTAGGCGATGCTACTGAGGTTGTATTTGCTATTGCTGGAGTACTTGCAATTATTGCGTAAAGACAGAGACAGATTCCACCACACTTTCTATATTTTCCTCTCTTTGGATTGTTGTTATATTTGTGACTCCAGGGGAAACGAGTGTTTCGCTGAAGTTGAAACTTACCCCAGGTTTGGTTAATTGCCATTGCGGTTTATTTTCAGGTGTAATGTCAACACTTGTATAAGAAAAAGTTGTGCCTTCGATTGTTTGTTCATCTAAAAGTTTTGGTACAGGACTAATAATTAAATTATCATTTACAGGTTTTACACCTGTACCTGAAACACTATATTGATAACCTGAATTTATATCGTGGCTGACTATCGTTTCCGTGATCTTTGAGACAGTGGTCTGAGAAGAATTAAGAGTTCCTGATGAGAACGTGGGAACAGTAGGCACTGAATGAGCTGCTGGAGCTAATAGAAACAACAGAAAGATTGGCCGCATAAATATTAATTTAAAACAGAAAGTTCGCTAACCGTTTGAATAATTGCCGATGTGCCTGGGCCTCCACCAACGCCAGTAACTAAGCCCTCGCTTGTAAGGGTTATTGTTGGGGCTGTATGGCCTCCAGCTCCCGTCGTAGTCGTTCCGTAAAGAGGAAGATTTGGTATAGCCCCATTTGTGACTGTCGAACCAGATCCTACGGCTGCAATTCCATCGCCCTGGATGAATGATTCTTGGAATGTAAACGCCGATCCATCTGTGTGGATTTTGTAGTTAGCATGTGCTTTCTGAGTAGCGGAGGTCGTTGTGCCATTGCCAGCAGTTAAGCCTCCAAACACATCACTATTTCCTGTACCTACTTGAATGTTTGTACCTGTAACGCTGTAAGTAGACCCGATTCTTGAGGCCGTTGAAAAAGCGTTATCAAGTCGTGATTCTGCACTTGTAGAAATGCGGTGAATCATATCCGCATTAGCTGGAGCTGCTAATAGCAGAAGGATTAATAGTCGTTTCATGGTTTTAGTTTCCCATCAGGGCCAATTTCTTTATTTGTAATAGGGTCGATTTTGATTTGTTTAACCTCTGTTCCTTGTGGAACTAATGAAAAACGGTTGTCGAGTCTTATTACATCTTGTGATTTTAAATATGCTTCTATTTCTTTTCTGTTCATAGGCTTATCTTCTGAGTTAACAGAATATGTTCCATCAACTTTTTTCTTTGCACTCTTCTCAAGTCCGAAACTTGCGAGGCTGGAAGCTAGGAGCGAAGCGGGGAACGTAATATCCTGCTTTTCGCCACTTGTTAGGCCGGGAATCTTAGGCAAGTAATTTAAAGTTACGAGCGCGCCCGACCAAAAAACAACGAGCAAACGGACAGCAATACTGACATATTCAAACTGTTCCTCGCGATCAGGTATTTTATCTTGAATCTTTTGAATTAAATTTTTCTTTTCGTCTTTTTTCTCCTCTGATTTTGTTGGTATCTGTTCAGCCATAAGCTAGGTCTGCAGGGTCGTTGACATTATTTTAAGCATGATATATCGAAATAAGCACCCTTTATGGAGCTGGTACAAGCATGTGTTGGGCATGTTCTGAAGTTCTCCCATCAGTCCATTTAACTGTGCAGTAATAGCCTGGACGTTCTCTTCTGTCGTGTTTAACCTTCATCTCTACAATTTTTCCAACGGCAGGGCCAATTTCTGTGTACATTCCTGAAGTTCTTTTCTTGTTTACAGAATCATTGATTTTGAATCTTGGAGTTGCTGGCATGGTTAGTCGTGGTATGTAGGAATAAAAACGCCTTCGATAGACGTTGGTGGTTGCCATTCGACTGGTTTTTCAGCCGTGAAGTCATATTCGTTTTGCCTTAAAATCCTCGCGCACCTAGCTTGAGAAAGTATGTCTGGTACATCAGGATCTTTAGCTGCTGCCTTTAAATAAGCAGCTCTAACCTTCTCCCACATTTCTAATTCGTTAGTACATTCAGCAAGTAATTTCTTTGCTGTAACTGGGCCGTAGCCTTTCAATCCAGGGAATCCATCAGTAGCATCGCCCGTTAAAATCGTTTGATAAAAGAATTGATCAGCATCGAACTGATGAATCTTTTCGATCTTGCCTTCAGCGTTTAAATGTAAGCCTGGAATAGTTTTTAAATCTTTATCCCTTGAGTAGATAACATCTCCACTCTCTTGATCTGCAAGGATTCCGACAACATCATCGGCCTCCGTTAATGGAAGCGTGATGACTTCAAATGTGTCACGTAACCATTGGCGTAATACTGAATACCCTGCTGGCTTTCTAAATTTACGTCTGTTCGATTTGTAATTGGAATAGACACCGTACCTGAAGTTACTGGAGTCACCCAAGGCCAAGAATATCTTGTGGTCTGGGCAAAACTTCTGGACGCGATCAACTTCTGCGGTAACTGCATGTTTAGCCTCGTCTAGGTTTGTTTGATAAGTCCATACTTCTGGAGTCCATTCGCATTCATATTCTGCGGATGTCATAGCCCGATAAGCGTCGGGTTCGATGTCATAGAAGAGCTTTTTTTTCATGTTCTTTCCAATGTTTGATTAAAAGTTGTAATTGCCGGATACGCTCCTCTGCGTATTTAATTTTCTCGGAAGGAGTCATCCGTAATTGTCCAAGACGTGAAGGAGAGCTGTTACATAGCCGTCATTCCAAATCTCTTGAACTTTGTTTCCTTCTTTGTGTGCCTCTTTGTACGCCTCTTCAGCTTTCTGCTTCAGGGCTCTGACTAGAATCGCTTGATTCTGGGTCAACTTCCCTGACGCTTCTAATGTTTTCGAGGTCAACGATTCTTGTTGAGTGATCTCTGTCATTTTCTTG